AGGTATTCATGTGGGTGTATTGTTATGGATGGTGTGGGGTGTGTATTATGTTGTCTGATCGTCAGAGGCAGAACCGAAGAAGGAAGTTGATGGACAAGCACAAGAAAAAGAGAGGAGGTTTTTACTTTACAACTGAGAGTCAACTCTGTACTATGTATAGGACGTACCGTGTGGATCGTGCGTTGGAGATGTATTTATTTAGACCTAACAAAGGGAGGTAGCATGAATAGTTATAAGTTATATGTTGAACTGTTGTACACCAAAGAGGTGCAAGCTGAGAGTTATGAGGATGCAATAGCACTTGCAGAAGATGGATCTCTTGATGATTTCTTTGAGTGGGAATGTGTTGTAGTTGAGGAGCACGCTGAAGAGTTACAAGGCAGACCAGACGAGAAGGACGCACCACCCAGAGGGATAGTGTGATGAGTGAAACACTTACAGAAGAAGAAAGGAAAAAACGAAAGCGTTTGAGGGACAAACTATGGTACGAAAAGAACAAGGCACGAAAGAAAGAAACTGATAGACTGTGGCACGAAGCTAACAAGGAAAAAGCTAGGGCTTATAGTCGGGAGTACTATGCCAACAACAAGGATAAGTCTAGGTTGCGTTGCGAGAAACGAAGGCAGATTAAGATACGAGCTAGACCATCTTGGTATGAGTCGGAGAAGGACGAGATTAAAAAGTTTTATCGAAAGGCTAAAGAGTTGGGGTTAGTGGTTGACCATGTTGTTCCATTGAATTCTAAAGTAGTATGTGGTCTGCACACCTTATCTAATCTACAAATGTTAGAGCCTGAAGAGAACAGAAAGAAGTACAATTTACATTTAGAGGAGTTAGTATGAAGGACATGACACCGTTCCAATGTGGACAAGAGGATTCATTCTTTAACCGTGAGCTTAACCCACGCATGATAGAAGATGGAGTGATCCATACTCTATCTGAGGTTGAGTTAATCAAAGAATACATTAAGGGTTACATAGATACGGAGGAATTTTATGCGATGTAAATCTTGTAATGAGGTGCTGACTGAGTACGAGGCAAGCACGAAGTCAGCAGAGACTAAGGAGTTCCTAGACTTGTGCGTCAGTTGTGCGAAGGACACAGGCGTACACAGCTACGGTAACACCTCATTGATGCACGATTACGAGGACTACCCAGAGGACTTAGACCTTGACAACATAAGCGGAGTACTCTACGGTGGTATCAGCGTAGACGATCACTAACTAAAGGAGAAACAAAATGGATGATGAATACTACGATCAAGATGGACACGAGTACGAGATGACAGTAGCACAAGAGGAGGCATGGCAAGAGGAGTCTTATCAGGAGGGGTTGCTGTCTGATTTGTACAACTCAATCAATGGCAATGACTACCTTATCGATAGACAGATCGAGGTGCTACAACGTGCATTCAACGTGCGTGGATACAAAATTGTACCGGATCAGTGAATCCATGCTAAAATATTTAACTTAGTTATTAATTAATTATTACTTATTATTATTTATTATGAATAAAATAAAAACACATCAACCATGTAATGACTGTGGCTCGTCTGATGCTCTGACTTACTACGAGAACTCTACCTATTGCTTCTCGTGTAAGACTAGGCATTGGACAGGCGACAACAATCAAACACAAAGGAACAAGATGACACTCCATTCTACTAAGATGGCAGAACCAGATGACGATGCAGTCTCTAAGACTATCGTTGATCGAGGCATAACTAAAGCAACGTGTGAGAAGTATGGCGTTGTGCAGGACAGCAACAGCTACTGGTTTCCGTATCACAATGGTAACGATGTAGTAGCGTACAAGAAGCGTGGTATTGCAGACAAGAAGTTCTCTACCGTAGGTGATTGGAGGGAGGGTGGCTTGTTTGGACAGCGTTTGTTTAACAAGGGCGGTAAGTATGTAACGATAGTAGAAGGGGAAATGGATGCTCTTGCTTGCTACCAGATGCTAGGCAGTAAGTACCCTGTCGTATCAATCAGGAACGGAGCAGGATCAGCAGGTGCTGACATCCGTAAGAACTATGAGTGGCTTGATAGCTTTGACTCTATCGTTGTGTTCATGGACAACGACGATCAAGGACACGAAGCGTCTAAGCAGATAGCTGAAGTCTTTGGTTCTAAGATCAAGGTGTTCAAGTCTACGTCAGAGTTCAAGGATGGTTGCGATTATCTGAGTCGAGGAGATGAGAAGTTATTCTTCGAGAAGTGGTGGCAGTCCGAACGATATGTACCGGATGGTATCATCGATGGCTCTACCCTGTGGGATGAGGTGTCTAAGCCTGTCGAGAAGAGTATCGTTGACTACCCATTCAGAGGACTCAACAAGTTGTCGTATGGTATACGTGAGGAACTTGTAACTATCACAGCAGGGTCAGGGCTAGGTAAGTCACAGTTCGTAAGGGAGCTAGTGTGGCATGTGCTGAAGAACACAGACGATAACATAGGGCTGATGTTCTTGGAGGAATCAACCAACAAGACAGCACGTTCTATCATGTCACTCCATGCTAACAAACCCTTGCACCTACCTGATGTAGAGTACAGTACTGATGAGTTGCGTCAGTCGTTCGATGCTACGCTAGGCACAGGTCGTATGTTCTTGTTCGATCACTTTGGATCAACGAGTATTGATAATATCCTGAGTCGAGTTCGCTTTCTCGCTAAAGGTTTGGGATGTAAGTTTGTGTTTTTGGATCACGTGTCCATAGTCGTGTCAGCACAGGGGTCAGGTGATGAGCGTAAGTCTATCGATGAGATCATGACTAAGCTACGTATGCTTGTGGCTGAGTGTGGTATCTCGTTGTTCGTTGTGTCACATCTCAAGAGACCTGATGGTAAGGGACATGAGGAAGGTGCTGCCACATCTTTGTCACAATTACGTGGCTCTGGTTCTATCGCACAGCTTAGTGATCTAGTGATAGGCTTGGAACGCAATGGTCAGGATGACGATCCACTTGAGAGACACACCACTCATGTACGTGTACTCAAGAACAGATTCTCTGGACTCACTGGGCCAGCGTGTCGCTTGCTTTATGACTTGGATTCTGGTAGAATGATTGAACGTAAAGACGAAGAGGAGGATGTATTATGAGATATCAAGGAGAGTTAAGATTTGATGGTTCTGATTACGATCATGAGCGAGACCGTGTTAGATTAACTGGTCAGATCAACCGAGTATTTGAATGTGTTAAAGACGGTAAGTGGAGAACACTGAGTGAGATATCAGACATAACTGGTGATCCTCATGCAAGTGTTAGCACAAGACTGAGGGATTTTAGAAAGACTAGGTTTGGTGGGTACAAAGTTGAAAAAGAATATATTGGTAATGGGTTATATAAATATAGGCTTGATGTAAATAGTACACAAGAGAATGAAGAACTATGAGGTCAATCATCATAGACATTGAGACTAACAGTACAGCCACTCATATCTGGTGCGCTGTTACTAAAGACTTATCAACTAAGGAGGTAATAGTATGGGAAGAGAGAGATCAATTAGCAGAATACCTAACAGAAAAAAGCACACTGATAGGACACAATATCATAGGGTTCGATCAGCCTGTGCTACAAAAAATTTGGAACATAGACACAAGCAATCACAAGATAGCAGACACACTAGTCATGTCAAGATTGCTAAATCCAATACTGGAAAATGGCCATTCGCTAAAGTCGTGGGGTAAGAGACTTGGAAACTACAAGGATGACTTTAAAGACTTTGACGGTGGCCTTACAGAAGAGATGGTCAGCTATTGCAAACAGGATGTTTCCGTTACCGAAACATTATATCAGCGTCTTAGCAATGATCTATTGGTATGGGGTGACTCACTGGATCTCGAAATTTCTGTCGCTCTTATCATTAGGCAACAAGAAGAGAAAGGATTCAAGCTCGACGTTAAGAAAGCGTTGTTCCTTTTGGCAGGTTGGAGGAAAAGACTACACGAAATTGAGGAAGAACTACAAGAAGTTTTCAGACCTATTGTAACACGCAGGTATAGCGAGAAGACAGGCAACAGACTCAAGGACAAAGTAGAAGTGTTTAACCCAGGGTCACGCAAGCAAATAGCACATCGTCTCATGGCTCTAGGTTGGCAACCAACTAAGCACACGGAGAAAGGATCGGTGATTGTTGATGAGAAAGTATTACAAGCTATTGACTTACCTGAAGCTAAACTCATTGCAGAATACTTACTGTTACAGAAACGGGTGGCTCAAGTTGAATCATGGATTGACCATGCGGATAACTCCGACAGGGTTCACTGTAAGATCATCACCAATGGAGCAGTGACAGGTAGGATGACTCATAGCAAACCTAATCTTGCACAGGTGGTTCGTGTTGGTAATCCGTTTGGCAAGGAATGTCGTGAGTGTTGGACAGTGGATCAAGGTAATGTACTGGTAGGCATTGATGCTAGTGGTCTTGAGTTACGTATGCTTGCACACTACATGCGTGACGAGGAGTACACCAACGAGATACTAAGCGGTGACATCCATACTAAGAACATGCAAGCAGCAGGGCTTACTAACAGGGATCAAGCTAAGACTTTCATCTATGCTTTTCTTTATGGTGCTGGCCCTGCAAAGATAGGTGCTGTCGTAGGTGGTGGTGAGCGTGAAGGTAAGAAGTTAATCGATAGCTTTCTAGCTAACACACCTGCACTCAAGACGCTTAGACAGAAGGTAGATAGA